ACCTTGAATTTATTATCTAGTCAATACAAGAATGCTAGCATAAGTATAAACAAAGATATTAAGAAGTTATACAGTCAGTTTGCTGGAGAAAACAATATATCTATGGATAAGGCTATGGAGTTAATTCATGGGTCTGAGTTTTTAGAGTGGCGTATGTCTATGGACGAGTATATGAAGCGTATTGATATGACTGGAGATCAAAAGCTATTGCTTGAGCTTAATACTTTAGCTATGAGAGCTAGGATTACACGCCTTGAAGCTTTAAATGCTGAGATTAAGGCTAATGTAGCTATACTTACTCAAGATGTTGATAATCGTACTGGAGAGCTTTTAGAAAGGTCTTTGGAAAACACTTATTATGAAGGTATGTACGATGAGTATAAGGACAGAAATCCTAAGGTCTATGAGTTAATGAGCAAGCACAACGTAGGTTTATCTAAGGCTCAGATTGATAGGGAGCTAAAAGTCCCCTGGTCTGGGGCTAACTACTCTACTAATCTGTGGGATAATGCTGATTATATAGCTAATAAATGTCAGCGATTAGTGGCACAGAATATCATAGCAGGAACTAGTATTGATAAGCTTACACGAGAGATAACAAAGCAGTTTGGCAAAAACTATAGAGCATCAGCAAGGAGATTATTACTTACTGAGTCGGCTTATATAAAAGGACAAGCTGATTTACTAACATATAAAAAACTTGATATTGATGAGTATGAGATACTGGCTACCCTTGATAGGAAGACTAGTGAGATTTGCCAAGATAAAGATGGCGAACACTATCCACGTGACAAAGCGGTGGTTGGCGAAAATTTCCCGCCTTTTCATCCACACTGCAGGACTACTACTGTAAAGTATAGGGCGGATAAGGCTGGCAGGACTAGGATAGCACGTGATGCTAATGGTAAGAATGTGCGAGTGCCTGGGGATATGACCTACAAGGATTGGCTGCAGTGGGTCGAAGGTAATGAAGGAATACAACTTAATTTTATAAATTAGACGGTTTATGACCGTCTTTTTTATGCCTTTTTTTACTTGTTTTAGGCTTTAAAGAAAACCATGGAATACACAGTCGACGGACTTTAAATGGAGGACTTTTAAATGGAAAAATCTTTATTTTTATCAAATGTGAATCTACAAAGATTTGCTGAAGATGATGCAGCAACTACTGAGCAAACAGGTCAAAACGAAGATACAGATACTTCTAAAAATACTGGAGATAACAACGAAACAAAGATGCTTTCTATAACTCAAGAAGAGTTGGATGACATGTTTGACAAGAGGCTTGCAAGACAAGCTGACAAGCTAAAAAAAGAGTTTCAAGCGGAAAAAGAGGAAGAACTTCGTAAGTCTAAGCTATCACAGGCAGAAAAAGAAGCAGAGGAAAGACAAGAGCTGCAAGATCGATTAGCTAAGGCTGAAGAAGAAAACCGAATGATGAAGCTTGAGACACGTACAAGTGAGCTTTTAAACGAGCACGAATTACCACAAAGCTTTAAGGATTTTTTAATTGGGGCTGATGAGGATGCCACCGAATCTAACATTAAGGCTTTTGAAGAAGTTTATCGTTCAGAAATCAAGAAAGCGACTGAAGAAAAATGGAAAAACAAGGCTCCTGGTACTGCTAAAAAGGAAATAACTCCTGATGAAGCTATATGGAGCGAAATACGTAATAAATATAAATGATTGAGAGGAATATAAATGGCTGAGAAAAAATATACTATGCAATTTGCAGGAATCGTAGCTGATATTTTTGAAACTAGACAACACTTTTTTAGAACATTTGGTGGTAGCCTACAAACAGCTGCGGGTGCTGAATATGACAAAGACTTTTTAAAGTTAAAGATATCTGATACTGATGTAGTAATCCAAGACTACTCAACAGACCCTAATGTAGCTTTTGAGTCAGGTACTGCTAACTCATCAAGATTTGGACCAAGACACGAAGTTAAATCTACAGATGCAACTGTTGGTTATGATAAACCACTCTCATTGCACGAAGGTATCGATAACTTCACAGTAAATGACAACGCTAGTCAAGTGCTAGCAGAAAGAACGGGTCTTCACGCTATTGAGTGGATTGAACAACTTAATGTTTATATGTCTAAACTCTTATCTAAAAATGCAGGAAAGACTTTAACTACCTCACTAACAGAGGATGCGGTGACAAATCTATTTTACAAAGCTAGAAAAGAATTTGTAAATATGAAAGTAGCTAAAAATATTACATGGATGGCGTATGTTACACCAGAGCTTTACAACCTACTAATTGACTCTAAGTTAGCGACTACTGCTAAAAATTCATCTGCAAATATTGATGAACAAGAGATATACAAATTTAAAGGTTTTGTGCTAGAAGAACTACCTGAAGAGTATTTTCAAAAAGGTGATGTGGCTATCTTTGTACCTGATAATATTGGGGTTGTTGGTATAGGATTACAAACTTACAGAATTTTAGATGCTACAGATTTCTACGGGGTTACTATCCAAGGTGCTGGACAAACTGCTTCATATATCCCAGAGAAAAACAAAAAAGCAATTATCAAAGCACAAGTTGGGGCGTAAGGAGTTATAAATGAGAGTAAAAACTAATAGACAATTTTATGATGTACAAGAGGATGTTTATAGACACGAAGGGGACGAATTTGAAGTATCAAAGGAAAGATACATTGACCTTAACAACAAAGTAAGCGGCTTTGTATCTGCAGTGGATGCTAAGGAAGAGAAGCCTGCTGATCCACTTGATAATCTGACAGTAAATGAACTTAAAGATTTACTTGATGCTGACGGGATTGAGTATGACTCAAAGGCTAAAAAGGAAGATTTAAAAGCACTTCTACAAAAATAGGAGGTGGCTTATGGACAAAAACAAAAGAGAAAGAGCTAGGTACTTACTAAATGATGAAGTTAACAAGGCTACAGAGGATGAAGCTCTTGACTTTAACTTTGATCTAATCGAAAGTGAAGTGCTTAGCTATTGCAATAGGTTAGACTTTCCGCCTGGTCTTATGCTGATTGTAATTAAGATGGTTGCTGAATACACAACTGCAGAATACTACAGGTCAAAGTTAGCAGAGGAAAAGACAAAGCCTATTGAAGAAACTGGTCAATCAGTGTCATCTATAAGTCGTGGGGATACTACCATATCTTATGGAGATAAAGCCAAGGTTTATGACTTTGGCACGCCTATGAATGCCTACTTAGCCGTTAATGACTTTGTGGGCAATTACACAGACCAAATTAGAAAATATAGGAAAGTTAGAACACCATGGTAATGACTAATCCTATCTTTGAAAATGAAGCAGATATCTTAGCGCAGACTTACTATCACACTGCCACTATAAAACGCCCTAAGCATACTACTAGAGGATATTTTGATGACTATGCAGAAGAAGTGGTCTATGAGGATATACCGTGTGCTATAAGCTTTACTCAAGGGTCTACTGATGACTTAACAGATACTACCCAGCCTATCCAATATATAGCAAAGTTATTTGCAAGACCGGAATATACGGTAAAAGAGGGGGATATAGTGTTGGCTAATGTCTTAGGTCATGACTATGAGTTTAGAGCTGGTGAGGGTTATCCTTATCAATCCCATATCGAGGTGCCACTAATCAGAAACGAGGATGCCTAATGCATGTAGAAATGGAAGGTTTTAAAGAGCAGGCAGAAAAGATAGGAAAGATACCAGAGGGGCTTGATACTACCATAGAAAAGTTTTTAGATGATGTAGGAAGTGACTGGTGGTCTGATACTAGGGCTAATACTCCAGTGGATAGTGGAGAACTAAGAAGATCTATGGTTTTTAAAGGTGCTAAAAAGTCTGCTGGTGGATTTGAGATAGCAGTATCTAACAATCTAGATTATGCGGAGCACGTAGAATACGGCCACAGAACACGTGGAGGTAAAGGGTATGTGCCAGGTGTCCATATGATGAGAGATGGGCAGAAGGGTGCAGAAGAAAGAATATCCAAAGAACTAGGTGCCCTTATAAGCGAGGTAGAAGATGAATACTCAGATGGTTAGTGTCCAGGATATCTATGAGGAAATAGCAAGGGTGCTTAGGGCAATTTTCCCTAATCTAAAAAGGGTTTATCAAGAGAGGATACAAAACCTTGATACTCCTGCTATGAGTATAGAGCTAATATCCTATAGGACTCCACAGTTTAGTCAAAACATAATAAATAAAAAAGTTGATCTAGATATCATTTACTTTAGTAAAAGTAATGGGCAAAGAGAGGCGCTAGAAGTGTTAGATATGCTTACTAGCGCTTTTTCTATGGGTTTAACAGTCAAGGATAGGTTTTTACACGTGATGGATACTCCAGAGTATAAACTGGTAGACCAAGACCTACACTTTTTATTGACTTTTGACTATCAAGACACATTAGAGGTCGTATATGTGACTGACCCTGATGATGATAATCCTTATGGAGTACCCGTGCAGTTTGGAGATGATAAACTTACGCCAAAAGATGATCACATAGTCCATGGGGATAAAGACAGCTCCATAAAGGATAAGTCAATCGACTTTGATGACTCTGATAAAAAATACAAATACTTAAAAGATAAATACCAAATGATGCAAGACCTTGAGCTGGAAACAGAAGAACTTAAGGTCGATTTTAATTTATGAAAGGATAAGATATGCCAACAATTGGAATGCCAAAGGTCAAGATAGTATTTGAATCTGCTGGTTTAACTGCTATCCAACGTTCGGCTAGAGGAATTGTTTTGCTGTTGATTAAGTCAACAAATCCAGAAGAGCAAGGTGAATACAAACTTAACTCTTTGTTTGACTTGGACGAAAAAAAACAATTTAGCGAAGAGACAATCAAATTTATTAGATTAGCTTTTAAAGGCAAACCTAACAAAGTAATTGCTGAAGTTTATGGGGAAAATAATCAGCTTACTGACGTAGTGAACCGATTAAGATTAGTTAAGTTTAACTACTATGCTGCACCAAATGCAACAGAAGAAGAAATAGAAAAGATAAAAAGCTGGCACAAAGAAATGGTGGAGGTTAAGGACAGAACAATAAAATTTGTTGCTTATAACTATCAAGCTGACGATGAAACAGTTATAAACTGGGTTGTACCTAGAGTTACTTTTGACAGTAAAGACTATATAGGACAAGAATTTACAGCGCTTATTGCTAGTCAATTAGCAGCATTGCCACTAAATAGGTCTTTTACCTACTTTACATGGCCTGAGCTTACAGATGCTGACCTACCTTATGCAGATGATGAGGATAAAGCAGTAAATGAGGGCAAGCTATTTTTAACTTACAATGGCGAGAACTACAAGATTGCTAGGGGTGTTAACTCACTTACTACCTACTCTGATAAAAAAGGCGAGGACTTTAGCAAGATTAAAATTGTAGACTCTATGCACATGATAAAAGATGATATCCGCGATACCTGGGAGGAGTTTTATGTAGGTAAGTACAGAAATACTTATGCTAACAAAATGCAATTTCTAGCCCTTATAAATCGTGTGTATTTTAGAGAGCTTGAGGGAGAAATCCTAGAGCCTACAAGTGGCAGTCGTGTAGATATCGATGTTAGAAAAAATGAGATGTATGCAGTCAAACGTGGAGCAAATATTGATGAAATGACTGAGCAACAGATTAGAGAGTTTAATACTGGATCTAATCTTTTTGCAGCAGGTTATGTATCAATCTTAGATGCGATGGAAGACCTATATATTAATTTTAAAAATGAGTAAGGAGGTATAAATGGCATTAGGTAATTCCCCAGACAATAGGGGTTTTAGAAGAATATCAGGGGGTTGGGGAACCCTTTATATGGACGGTATTGAGATATTTGAGTGTACAGAAGTAAATGCAGATATTGAGGTACAAAGGTCAGACGTTTTAGTAGGCAATAATGTAGATGCAAAGATTACGGCACTCGCTGGTACCGGGTCCCTTACTAATGGGCACGTTTATACCCGACATGTTAGAGATGCACTAGTGAAATTAAAAGAAGGTCATGATCCTAGATTTACAATGTCAATTGTCCTAGATGACCCAGATGCAGTAGGCGGTCAAAGAGAGCAAATCGATATTGGTAATGTTTGGATTAATAACCTTAATTTAGCAGGATTTACCCGTGGTGAAATTGTAGAAAAAGAATATGAGTTTGGATTTACACCTGATGATGCAGATATAGCAGAAGGTATCTACTAGGAGGATATATGGCACTTACAGCTAAAGACTTAATTAAAAATAAAGAAATAATCAAAGACAGAAAAAATGACAAGATTGAAATTGAAGTGGACGGCTATGACAAGCCGTTCCTTTTTTCTATCCCAGATGTTGATGTATACGATGATGCACAAGCTTATGCAAAAACACGCGGAGACAGAGCAGGAGATAAGTATATCATTGTTGAGTGTTGTGTGGAGCCTAATCTACGTGACCCTGAGCTATTAGCAGCATATGAAGTTAAAGAAGCTACAGATCTAATCGATGAGCTATTTAGATTTGGTGATGTGGCATCTATAACTCAGACTTTACTAAAATTTAGTGGATTTAAGGACGAAAAAGAAGTAAATGCTAGCATTAAAAAAGCAAAAAACTAATACTGAGTGGCGACTCTGAGATGGAGCTAGTGGCTTTTATGTTGGAGCACGGTCACTCTTTTGCAGAAATAGAACAGATGACAACCGCTGAACAAGTGCTAGCACTAGCTACTATGTATGCGAAAAGAGAAAGGTTGGTGAGGGCGTTTGGCGGCAATATTTAAAGTGAAACTAGAGGATGATTATACAGCAAAGGCTAAAAAGATAGCTGACTCTGCTAGTCAAATGGAGTCTGCTATGTCTAAGGTTAGCAAGACTGCAAGTAAGACTAAGTCAGCTTTAAAGTCTGCCTTTAGTGGTAAACATCAGGTCAAGATATCGGAGATAGGGTCAAAAGAGGCTCAAGCTAGGATTAGAGGATTACAAGGTGAGCTTAATACTATAAGCAAAGGCAAGTATAGGGTCGATGTAACTGCACGATCTAAAACTGCTGGTCTAGATGCTATAAAGCGTGGACTTGATAGTGTAAAGAGTAAAGCTGGAACTGTAAAGTCTAGCTTATCTAACTTTAAGGTTAATACCAAGACTCTAGTATCGGCTAAAAAAGAGGCTTTCCAGCTAAGCCGAGAGTTGACCAAGGCTACAGGTAAGCGCCATAGAGTAAAGATAGATCTAGACAAGCCTGATGTGGGCGGATTTATGTCAGGTCTTAAAACAAAGATGATGTCTGGCTTTAGCAAGCTAAACCCCAAAAACTGGTTTGGTGGTGGCAAAGCTGGCGGTGGATTTAATATGGGCGGTTTTTTTGATGACTTTACTATGGGTAATATT